CCCGGGCCAAAAACCCCTCCTCCTCCACCGAACTCGACAGCGCCATCGCCCGCCAGGGGCTCCCCAGCGCCGCGGCCCTGGCCCAGCCGGTCTCCTCGCTGCCGGTGATCGCCGGCAGATCGAGGAAGACGATCGCGGGCGCGAAAGGGGCATTGGCGTCGGTGGTGGCGCGACGCGGCAAGGCTTCGGCCGTCTCCACCGATGCGGCGCCCGCATGCGCCACCGCCTCGATGCGGCGGGTGTCGCCGTCCTCGATGCGGGCGATGCAATAGCGGCCCTGCGGCGCGTCGGGCATGGCCAGCCTTATGACGTCGCCCGGCTGCAGCCGCGCCACTTGGGGCGGCAGCGCGAAGCGCAGCCGGCGGCGCTGCAGGCGATGGTCGTGCAGCCATTGGTCGGCGGTCATCCGCGCCAGGCCCGGATCTAGAGCCAGGCTGAGCGGCAGGTCCTGCAGGCGCATGGGCTCGCCCTCGAGCCGGCGCGAGCGGGCCGAGGCGGGGGCGAAGTCGTTGAGCGGGTCGGCCGACAGCACCACCGCCTCGTTGGCGAATTCGCCGGCCTCGCCGCGGATCTCCTCGACGAGCGACCCTTCGCCGGGCTCGGCCACCATGCCGATCTCGACCGGCGCCGAACCGCATTTGAGCCGTGAGACGAACTCCAGCCCGCCCGGCCCTTCGCGCACGTCGATGGCGAAGGCCTCCAGCAGTGGCTCCAGCACGGCGCGGGCCGAGGCCGGGCTCGAGATCACGTGGCCGGTCACCAGCCCGTCGACGCGGCTGGCGTCGAACTCCGTCATCCCGGCGTCGTTCAGCACCTCGGCAATCAGGTCCCTAAGTGCGACAGAGCCGAGCCGGCCGTTGAGCCAGTGGCCGGTGCGCCAGTTGGCGCCGTCCGCCCAGACCGTTGCACTCAGCGGAAACGCCGGATAGGGCCGCGCATCCCAGGTCCACAGGAAGATACGGTCCTTGGCCACCATGCCATCGGCATTGGCGGGGCCGGACCAGTGGTCGAGATGGGCCTCGAGAAAGGCGCGCTGGGCCAGGTCGTCGCGCGCGCCGGTCGAATGCCAGGGCAGTGCGCCTTCCGACGATTTGGGATCGGGAAACAGGTTGGGCTGGTTGGCGCCCTTGTCGACCGCGGGGCAGCCGAGTTCGGTGAACCAGAACGGCTTCGATCCGGGCACCCAGGGGCTGGGGCTGGCCGCCTCGCTGCCGCCTCTCCGGTCGAAATGCGGGTTCTGCCACCAGCCGCGCAGGTCCTTGACCCGGTAGATCCAGTCCTTGCCGGCAAGCCCGTCGGTGATCGGTAGCCGCGTGCGGGCGGCGCGCGCGTGCGCGTCCGCATAATACCAGTCATGGCCCTCGCCGCCGGTGATCGCCTTGGCCATGGCCGCGGCATCATTGGCGAACCCTGCGCCGTCGGGATTGCCCGCGGCCCCGTCGGCGTCGCGCCAGTCGCTCAGCGGCATGTAATTGTCGATGCCGACCGCCCCGATCGCCGGATGCGCCCACAGCGGATCGAGGTTGAAATAGACGTCGCCCGAGCCGTCGTCGGGACGGTAGCCCGCATATTCGGTCCAGTCGGCGGCATAGGTCACGGTGGTGGCGGGTCCCAGCATCGCCTTCACGTCGTCCGCCAGCATGGTCAGTTGCTCGACGAAGGGAAACGCGCCGGTCCCGTCGCGGAGCCGCGTGAGGCCGATCATCTCCGAGCCGATGATGAAGCCGTCGACCCCGCCCGCCGCCTGCGCCAGCGCCGCATGGTGCAGTACGAAGCGGCGGTAGCCTTCGTCCGCGCTGGTCCAGGAGACGGCCCCGCCCGCCACGGCGAAATCCGAGGGCGCCATGGTTCCGCACAGCGTCTCGATTGCGGCGCGCATCGCCGCCGTCCCATCCGGCGTGCCGGGCAGTCCCGGCGCCGGGCTCGCGGTGATGCGCCCGCGCCAGGGATAGGCCGGCTGCTCGGCGGCCCCGTTCGGATCGGCAAGGCCGTTGCCGTGGGGCACGTCCATCAGCACGAAGGGATAGAGCACCACCTTGAGCCCGCGCGCCTTGAGATCAGTGATGGCCTCGATCACCGCCCGGTCATCCGGCGTGCCGCCATAGGCGGGGCCGCCGTCATTGCTGCTGATCAGATGCGCGGCGGCGCGGTCAAGCCCGCCCACTTTCCAGGGCCGGGTCTCGCCGGTGCGCGCGGCCACTTCGACGCCGGGGCGGAAGCGGCAATGGTCCGCGCGCAAATCGTCGCCGAACCAGGAGCAGACCAGCGCCACCGAGGTGAGATTGGGACAGAGCGCCTGCAGCTCGTCGATCGACTGGGCCCAGTCGGTCGTTGCCTGGCGCATGTTGCGGTTGAGCACGCGGGCGGCGCCGGGGCCCAGCGTTTCGCGCACCTGCGTGGTGGCGTATCCATGCTCCGTGGCGCCGGGGATCAGCGCCACCGCCTCGATCGCGGTCTCGAGCTTGCCAACCGGGCGGACCACTTCGAATTGCAGCGCCGGAATGCGGTTGCCGAAATCATCGAGCGGCAGCCGCTCGAACACCACATAAGCAAGCCCGCGCCAGGCCGGCGCGCGGCTCGCGCCCTGCTTGGCCTCGATCAGCGGATCGGGCAATTGCGTGGCCGTGCCGCGGTGGATGCGCATGTCGAGCGTGTCGAGATCGAGCTCGCGCCCGTCGGCCCAGACCCGGCGGATCGCGGCGATCGGGCCTTCGCACAGGCCGAGCGCGAAATTGGCGTGATAGTGCCGGCTCTCGACCCGGGCGCCGCCGCCCTTGCCGCCCTGGCGCTCGCGCGTCACCGTCTCCTCGAACCGCGTGGCCCAGATCAGCGCGCCGGCAACCCGCATCGATCCGTGCACCCGGAGAATGGGAGAGCCTTCGTCGGCGGAGGGAATCCGGGCGCCGCTCAGACCCCGGGCGCGGATGGTGCGGGTGGAGTTGATGAGGCTCGTGTCGAGCATGCCGCCCAGCGTCGCGCCGATGGCCGAGCCGATCGCCGTGCCCACCGGCCCGAACAGGCCGCCGATCGCAGCGCCCGCCACCTGCAGGAGGATTGTCGCCATGTCGAGATCTCGCTTTCACTGCTCTTCGGGACGGACATCCGCACCCACCGACGGGTCGGGAAACCGGTGCACCGCCGCGATCCGCCGCCGCCAGGAAGGAACCAGCGCGCTTTCGATGACGCCCACGGCCTCGTAGGCGTGGATGAAATGGTCTTCACCCGAAAGAATGCCGGCATGCTTGGCCGACACCCCGTCGCGCCAGCGAAACAGGAGGATGTCGCCGGCCCTTGCCTCGCAGACCGGGATGCCCGCGCCGCAGTGCCGCCGCGCCGCCTCGATCAGCCGGTCGGTCCGCCCGCGCTCGGCCCAGTCGGGGGCATAGGCGCCGGGCTGTTCCGCCTCATACCCCATGATCTCCGCCCAGACGCCGCGTACGAGCCCCAGGCAATCGCAGCCCACGCCCTTGCGCGCGCCCTGGTGCCGGTAAGGCGTGCCGATCCAGCCCCGCGCCGCGGCAACAATACGCCGACCCCGGTCCTCGCCTGTCATGGCACGATCGGACGGCCGTCATGGACCGTGTCCGTGTCGGCATAGCCATAGGCGAAGTCGCTGCCGGGCAGAAACGGAAAGCCCTGGAAATTGAATCCGTTGGCGAATTTCGCTCGACAGGTTTCAAACGACTTGTCGCAGCCCGCCGTCACCTCGATCCGGTCGCCGGGCGCAGGCAGCCGCGCCAGCGGCGACCACAGATCGAGCCGCGCGCCGCCGGCCTCGACCCTGTGGGCGGAGATGTCCGCGGTCAGCCCGGCCAGCAGCCCGGTCGTGAACCGCACCCGGCCACCGCCGAACCAGCCGGCCGGCCGGCCATCGAGCCCGCTCGCGATCAGCGTCATCTCGTCGCTCACCCCGGCGATCTCGGCCTCCAGCCGGAATGGCGGCGCGGAAATGTCCTTCGTGCAGCGCCCGTCGCCGAGATCGGCGTCACAGCGGCTGCCATAGAGGCGACCGCGCGGCTGGTCGAGCCGGGCGGCAAGGCTGCGCAGCTCCACCGCGAAGGCAGGACCCGCGGCTCGAACTTCGCCCAGTTCCCGGACCCAGAGCAGCGCGTGGTCGGCGGGGCTTTGCCAATTGACCAGGAAGGCCTCCACCCGCGCGCCGTCATAACGCCCCAGCGCCAGATCGTCGGCGCTGATCGCCGCATCCGAAAACGCGCCCGCCACATCGGCCGCATCTGCCTCGAGCCCCAGGCCCGACTGGACTTCGCTGGCGCGAAACCCGGTGGCGGCGGAAAATACCGTGCCGTCGAAGGCAAGATCACGGTCATGCTCGGCGAAGCCCAGCACCATGCCGTCGGACCGCGTCAGCCGCCAGGCATGGCAGATCGTGGTCGCGGTCCGGTCCAGGTGCTCGTTCAGCGTCTCGGGAAAATCTCTCATGGCCTGATCTCCACCAGCGGCACCGACGGCGCCGCACCCGCCTTGAACGCCGCCAGGCTGATCTCGATGCGGTCGGTGTCGAACCGCACCGGAATGTCGAATTCGAACCCGGCCGTCACCACCGCGCCCGGCGCGGGAACGTGGCCGGGGAGAATCGTCACCAGCCCCGTGGCGCTGTCGACGGAGAAGTCCCCCGGATCGAGCGCCACGCCGCCGACCGCCACGACGACGCTGCCGTCGGCCGGCTTTTCGATCCGGCGCACCGTGGCGCCGCCCGCGTCGGCATAGGTCTTGATCAGGGCGAACAGGGTCGTCGCACCGTCGCCGGTGCCGATCGGCTGGTCCATCGCCGAGACGGCCTGTCCAGGCGGCGCCGAGGCATGGTCGACCGGGTCGCGAAACCGGAACCCGTAGAGCTGGCCGCGCCGCGCCTCGAAGAAGGCGGTCAGTTCATACAGATCCTCGAGCCCGCGCAGCCCGGTGCCGGCGTCATAGCGCCGCCGCGCATCGGTCCAGCGCGCATTGCGGGTCTCGCCGCCATTCGACAGCGCGACGATGTCGGTGCGCCGTCCCGGCCCGCCGCTGGCGCCAAGCGACAGCCTCAACGGAAACCGAATTTCGTGAAAACCGTTGCCCATGGCCCTCTCCTCCCGCTCACAATCCGCGCCGGCCGCGGCCGACCGCGCGGGCCAGCATGGCGGTCACCTGCGCCTCGGATCTGGCGAAGCTCGGGGCATCCGGCGTCGTCACGTTGAAGGTCACATGCACCGCCTGGCCGCCTGCGCCCGAGGCCACGCCGAGCCTGCCGTCGGGCCCGCGGCTGAGGGGAAGGATCGCCTCGGCGCCTGCCTCGCCCATCAAGCCCATGTCGCCGCCCTGCATCGGGAAATAGGTGGGACCGCCGACCACCCCACCCTCGGCGAAGGGCGTGAGCCTGCCGGGCATGCCGCCTTGCGCGAAGGGCAGCATCCGGCCGAGGCTGCCCGTGAGCCCGGAGATCGAGCTGCTGATCAATTGCTCGAGCGGCCTCATGCCGGCATCGAGCGCGATGCCCACCATGCGGGTTCCCAGCGTGCGCAGCACGTCGTCGAGCGCGCGGCCGTCAACCGTCGCCGCCTTCAGCGCGCCCGACAGCGCGCCGCCAAAGGCGTCGGCCCTGTCCTTCAGTTCCTCCAGCGCCCGGTCGGCGCCGTTCAAATCGAGCTCGACGCTCACATTCATGCTGGGCTCATCGACCATCGCCAGGCTCCTTATTGTCTTTCAAATCCGGAAACTGCGCCATCAGCGCTTCAAGTCCCTGCCGCGTCGCCATCGCCGGAAGGTCGTCGGCGCCGGTCAGCGCCGTCAGCTCGACCAGGCTCAGGCGCCAGAACATTTCGGGTGGCAGCCGCAGGCGGGCGAGACCGAAGCGGATCACGGACGCCCAGGGGAAAAACGCCCGGTCCCGCTCCGTCACCTCGTCCCCGCCTGCGGCACGGGAGGGTTTGCGGGCCTGCCCGGAGGTGCGACAGGCCGTGAACCCTCCCGATCTGGTGATGCGTCTGTTCTCTCGAGGCCGCCGCCGAAACTGACCCACAGCAGTTCCGTGGCGATGCGGGCAAAACCCGCCGCCCCGCCCTCGACCGACATCACGGCGACATCCTCGTCGCCCAGTCGGTTGCCCGCGCCGCGCAGTCCGGCGCCGATCACGCGAATTATGTCGGCCGCCGAGAGCCGGCCCGCCTCGAAGCGTCCGGCAAGCTCGACGAGATTGGCGACGCCGAAGGCGCTTTCGAGTTCGGCGAGCGCGCCCAGCGTCAGGCACAGCAGCCGCGTCTCGCCGTCGAACGTGGCCGCGATCTCGCCGCGGCGGCGGTTGGGGTGCACGTTCATGGCCGCCTCACAAGGCCGTGAAGCTGAGCGCGCCGGCGGATTCGAGCGCGATCTCGAAGGTCATCTCGCCGTCATGGCGCCCGGCATATTCGAGCGCGGTGATCTGGAACGGGCCGGTGACGGTGCCGAAAGCCGGGATCAGCACCTGCCAGGCGCGGATCTCGGTGGCGAAGAACACCGCGCGCGTCAGCGCGTCGCTCGCCTGGTCCTTGAACAGGCCGCCGCCCGACAGCGCCGCGCGCTGCACGCCCGCCCCGCCCAGCAGCTCGCGCCAGCGCCCGGCGGAGTCCGCGTCGGTGATGTCGACCGGCTGCGCGTTGAACGCCAGCCGTCTTGCGCGCAGGCCGGCGATGGTCACGAAATTCCCGCCATCGTCGATCTTGACGAGCAGGTCCTTGCCTTTCTGGGCCGTCATGGAAGTGTCCTTTCAGAGTGTGAATTGGGGAGCGGCCATCGCTCACGGCTCGGTCACCGCGCGAAATCGCAGCCGCGCCACGTGCAGGCCGGACTTTGGCGCGCGCCGGCTCACCGTCCGCTCGTGCCTGAGATTGACCAGCACAGCGCCCGCGAGCGCCAGATCCGCGTCGTGCAGCGCCGCGCGCACCGCGTCGGCGAGCGCCGCCGCCTGCTTGCGGCCGTTGTCCTAGCTCCAGGCCTCGATCTCGAAGCGGTGCTCGCTGCCCTCGCCGTCGCCGGTCGAGAAATCCGCTGTCGTCATCTCGCCCAGCACCAGGTAGGGCGGCTCGGCGCGGGTGATCTGCCGGTCGAAGATCCGGCCGGCGCCGATGATCGCGGTCACGCCGGCATCGCCGGCAAGCCGCGCGACCACCGCCGCCTGCAACGCGTTGGCGCTCATGGCATCGTCTCCTCGCAGTCGCAGACCAGGTAGCGGCGGCTCTCGTCGGGATCGCGCACCGCGCGGATGACGAGGCTCCTGCCCCGGTGCACAAAGCGCATCCGGTGCCGCACATCCTCGCGGTGGCGGAGGGTGACGCGGTGACTGATCACCGCCACCGCCGCCCCGCCTTGCTCGTCGGGTCCCGCGCGCAGCGGCTCGATCCGCCCCCACAGCGCCGCGACCCCGGTCCAGCCCTCGCTCACCCCGCCCTGCCCGTCGGGCGCGTTGACCGGCGCTTCGAGCAGGAGCCGCGCGTTCAGCCGGCCGGGGTCGACCATCAGCGCGCTCATCACAAGGCCCGCCGCAGCCAGGGTGCGATCAGCCGGTCATAGCCCGCGGGGATCGCCGCCGGCTGCATGGCGAGCGTCACCGCGCCGCGGAACTCGTAGAGATGCGCGGCATGAAGCAGCATCGCCCTCTTGAGCTCGGGCGGGATCTCGTTGGCGGAGGAGAACCCCGCCGTGAACTCGATCTCGATGCCGTTGATCGGCTGGCCCGGCCGCGGCCGCTGCTTCATCACCAGCCGCGCCGGCCGCGCCGTGGCGTCGAGCAGCATGTCGGACAGGCTGAGCGCCTGCGGCTCGCCCTGGGCGTCGTAAACCAGAATCGCGTCAATGCTTTGCACCGGCGTTCTCATAAGCTGAATCACCGCGCCGCGCGGCCAGTCGTCGAGAGCCAGCAGGAACCCCTGGCTCATCAGCGCCACGCCGGTCACCGCCTCGAGATGGGCGCGCGCCACCCGGATCAGGTCTTCGAGCAGCGCGTCCTCGTCGCCAGCATCGATGCGCAGATGCGCCTTCAGCTCGGCAAGCGTCACCGGCTCCGCTAAGGGCGGATCGGTCTCAATCAGGGTCATGGCAATCTCCAGGATGGTTAGCGCGGGAGGTCGATCCCTCCCCCGGTAGTCCCGGGAGAGGAGAGTTCCGAAATGTGTGGCCTGAAGATCAGGCGGCGAATTTCAGCAGCTTGATCGCCTCGAAATTCTGCACCCCGCCGCCCACGCGCTTGGTCGTGTAGAACAGCACATAGGGCTTGGCCGAATAGGGATCGCGCAGGATCCGCACGCCCGTCCGGTCGACCACCAGATAGCCGCGGCGGAAATCGCCGAAGGCCAGCGACAGCGAGCTTGCGGCGATGTCGGGCATGTCCTCGGCCTCGACCACCGGGAAGCCCATCAGCGAGGCCGCCTGTCCGGCGCCCGCCGGCGGCATCCAAAGATAGTTGCCGTCGGCATCCTTGAACTTGCGGATCTGGGCTTGCGTCTTGCGGTTCATCACGAAGCGCCCGTTCTGCCGGTGCCCGGCTTTCAGCGCATAGATCAGGTCCACCAGCCTGTCGGAAGGATCGGCCCCGAAGGCGCCCGCCGCGCCGGTGGCGATGAAGCCGAGATTGCCCCAGCTCCAGGCGCTGTCGGCCACGGTCGTATAATCGAGGAAGCCGCGCGGCTTGTTGGCGCCGTCGCCCGAAACGAAGGCGGCCCCCTCCTGCTCGGCGAAGGCGGCCTCCACCTCGGCTGCGATCCAGCCCTCGATGTCGAGGGCCCCGTCCTCGATCAGCGAGGCGGTGGCGGCGGGCATGGCGTAGAGCTCCATGGTCGGGAACTGCAGTTCGGTCAGCTGCGGCGTCGCCGTCTGCGGCCTGGCGTCGGTCTCGCCCACCCAGCCGGTGGCCATGCCGTTCAAGGCAAAAGGCTTCTTCAGCACTGCGCCCGAGACCTGCCGCACGGTGGCAATCGCGCGGACCGGCGAGAGTTCGGAGAGCCTGCGCCCGATCTCGGTATCGAGTTCGTCGGGCACCAGATATCCGCCATCGGGGTCCGAACCCGCCGACATCGCCTTGAGTTCGGCGCTGCGCAGCCCGGCCTCGTCGCCGCGCCGCACATAGGCGTCGAACGCCTGCCGCACCGGGCTCGGCGCGGCGCCGCCGCCGCGACCCAGGTCCGGGCGGGCGCGCTTGAGCAGCAGCGCGTCCATCGCGCGCTTCTGCTCGTCGAGCGCCCGGTCGATGCGGGCCATCTTCTCTTCGGTCAGGACGTCGGCGCCGCCGCGGCGCTCGATCTCGGCAAGCCGCTCTTCGTTGCTCTGCTTGTAGTGCTCGAAGGCGGACATGAAGTCCTCGAAGGCGGCGGTCACGTCGGCGTCGAGGCTCTTGGTTTCGGGCGCACGTTCGGTGTTGGTATTCAACTGCGTGGTCATCGGTCGTCCTTTCGACAGGGTCAGGTCAGGGAATGGGGCGGAACCCGCCAGCGCCCTTGTCAGGGCCCTGAGCTTGCGTTCCAGGCGTTTGAGATCCTCGGGTCCGGCGTCCCGCCGGTCCGCAAGGCCGCCATGGCCGCGGGCGATCAGCCCGCGCGCCTGGCGTCTGGAGAGCCCCGCATCCCGCGTGAGCCGTCGTTCGAGGTCGCGCACGGTGAGCGCCGCGCCCGGCGCCGCCTTGACCGCGGTCACCCGCGCGCCCGGCTGCATCGGAAAGGTCACCACCGAGATCTCCCAGAGATCGGCGCTGAGGATCCGCCGCACCCCGCCCTTGGCCTCGGTGCGGGCGCGAACTGTCTGGAAGCCGATCGACAGGCCGTCCAGCGCGCCGGATTTCATCAGCTCGTGCACCTCCCGGGCGCGAGCCACGCCGAGCGCCAGCTTGCCCTCGACATGCAGCCCCCGCGCGTCCTCGCGGATCGACAGCCAGCGGCCGATCGGCTGGTCCGGATCGTGCTGGAACAGCATCCGCACATCGCCCGCCCCCCGGCGCCTGAGCGAGGCGGCAAAGGCCCCTGGCTCGATCACGTCGCGACCGAGATCGACCGCGCCGAACAGGCTGGCGTAACCCGAGAAACTGCCGTCGCCGCTCACGTCCTCCAACGCCAGATCGACGCGCTTGTGCTGCCGTCCCGGCAGTGCTTCCGCAGCCATGGGATGTCCTTTCGTGAATGGGTCTTGATGTTGATAGATGCTGGCGGGCGCTAAGCCCCTCCCCCTTGAGGG